AATGTTTTGGAATTGAAATGGTTAGTGATGCTCCATTGCATCCTAAGAGTCCATTAAATTACTTACCAGAGGGGTCTCAATTTACTTATCATGGATCTTGCGGAGGTGCTACGTCTACACGTTCTGATGTTAGACGCACACCCATTTCAGAAACAATAACCGATGTTACTGGAGTTGAGAACATATGGGGTGCACCTAAAATGCACCCGGAATGGTTTGCTTATCAGACGGCTTTGGCCAATGCTAGTGAACCGGGTAAGCCTTACCCACACAAATTGCTTATGGTTGCAGTTCGTGATTATAAGGCACCACTAGTTGAGTTAGCTACAAAGAAGATGTGGCAATCTCAACCATTAAGTGATTTTGATAACCTTAATGGTATACCTGGTTGTAAGTTTATTGATTCTATCAATATGAATACATCCATGGGGTATCCATTAACGGGCGCCAAAAGGAAGTATGTTATTGAGCATCCTCCCACTGAAGATAAACCATGTAATCGAGAATTCACACCCGAAGTTATTGCAGAGATAAATAGGGTTGAAGATTATTATCGTCGTGGCGAGAGAGCTTTTACGATTGCTAAAGCTTGTAAGAAGGATGAAGTGTTACCAGTTGCAAAAGGTAAGTGTCGTATTTTTTACGGCAATCCTATTGCATTAACATTTTTAATTCGTAAGTATTACCTTCCAATTTTGCGGTTTTTACAAATGAACCCTTTGAAGTCTGAGTGTGCAGTTGGCATCAACTGCCATGGACCTGAATGGGAAGAATTTTACGAACACGCGATGAAATATGGTACTGAACGAATGTTCGGTGTTGATTATGGAAAATATGATCAAAAATTGCCTAGTCAGCTATTGCATGCTGCTTTGCGTATTTTGATTGATATTTCTGAGGCTATGGGTTATTCACAGGAGGATCGTGATATCATGGCCGCTATGTCAGGTGACGTAGTTTATTCTTTAATTGCTGTTAATGGCGATTTGGTAGGATTGACTAGCGGCACCCATATTTCAGGTAATTCTCTTACTGTTGCTTTGAATGGTGTAGGAGGAAGTCTTAATTTGCGTTGTGCTTTTTATAGCATTTATCCCCAGACGATTTCGTTTAGGGATGCGTCAAGTATAATGACTTATGGAGATGATAATATTGGTACTGTCTCTCCTGAATATCCTGAATTCAACATCAAAAATTGTTCTGAATTTTTGGCTTCATATGGACAAGTTTACACTATGCCTGATAAGGAAAGTGAATTAACTGCTTATTTGAAATCTGATGAATTTGAATTTTTGAAACGTACTAGTGTGTATCACCCAAAATTGGGTAAGCACGTTGGTGCTTTGTTGGAAAAGAGCATTTTCAAATCTTTGCATTGTTACATGCGACCTAAGAAGTGTCCTTTGACACCTGATGAGGCGTGTGCACAAAACATTGATGGTGCTCTTCGTGAATGGTTTAATCACGGCCAAGAAGTTTATGAGGCACGCAGATTGCAGATGCGAGAAGTTGCAAGCAAATGTGGAATTGCTCATATGTGCACTTTACTTGATGATTCTTATGATGATAGAGTTGTTGAGTGGCACCAGAAGTATGGTGATGGGC